ATTTGAGCGCCTCGTGCCCAAGCAGTTGTTCACGGTATGGACGATGTATCGTCGTTGGTGTGAGTCGGATGTGCGCTATAGGGCCTCTGAGTTTTCCTGCTTGCCACAGGTACAACGGAGGTCTGGCACGCAACAAACTTCCATGGGTAATACCATGTGGAACTTGAGTATCATGCTTACGTTGCGTGCCACTGTGACCCAGGATGCAGTTCCTCTTTCCCTCCGGCCTGGTGTGATGGTGGCTGAGGGTGACGATGGTGTGATGTCGGTGTCCGCTCCTGATATAGCTGCGTGGCGCAAAGTCGTGGCGGAGGCGGGTGTGCCTCTGACCATGGACTTCGTTGCAGATGTGCGCAATTGTGGGTTTTGTTCTCGCGTGTACACCGACAAGGGCAATCGTCTAATTCATCCGGGCCATTTGGTGAACAGTTTGGTTACTACAGTGGGTAACCAAACCGTAATGTTCACGGCACGGGCACAGCAGGAGTTAGCCGTTGCCAAGGCCCTGTCGTATCGGTATCTGTATCGGGATAATCCGATTGTGCGCCCAGTTGTTGACGCCATTTTGAGATGGGGTCAAGCTGCTGTACGGGTTGTGCGTGCCCGCTGGGACACTTACCAAAATCAGATGCCCTACGCTGTCAGGGATATACCCAAGGAGGAACTGTTCCGTGACGTTGAGCAGCAACCGGACCCGCAACTTGAGGTGGCTCAGCTGTCCTACCTCGGTTGGACCAAAGCGAAGTTGCTGGAGTGGCGCCAGATGTGGGCGGGTTGGGTGAATGGTGGCACTGTTGATTTGTCCAGTGTTACACCACAGACACGATCCTTGGAATGTCCCACCGTTGAGGTGCCTGGCGCACGTGTTGCTGCAGAGAAAGCTGCTGTCCACACTGTGGCCTCAGACATGGATAGTCGTGCTCGAGGTGTGTGGGAGTGGCTGGTGTCCAAGTGGTTCTTGATGGCCGGATGCTTGGTCGGTTTTGTGGCCGCTATCTGGGGTTTTGTGGTGCTATGTTTTGCCTTCCCGATAGCTGTGTTGTCCGTGCTGGGCATTGTGGTGGTTGGGATCCCGTTGTTGGTTATCCTGACCCTGTTCTGGTCGGGGGTTCAAATCAAGAAGGCTTGGACTGGCCTCGGGTGGGGGTACCGAATTTTCTGGATGTTGTTGTTCGCAGTAGTGGTGATTGCCCTTGTGTCAATCTGGCGCTCGGTACGCGCTAGCTACTGTTGGATATTCAACGGTGCGGTTTGGCTCACTTGGCAAATTGCCGCGGGTGTGGCTTGGCTGCTTCGGCGGCTGGGCCATGTCATGCGGCATAATTGAGAGGGATTTGGAACGCGTGGTGCTCGCTTCGCTGTTTGAAGCCTCAACACAATTTGAGTTGGTTTCGCTTCGTTATATGTAAGTCGTATTTTAGCTTCGCTTCCAACTCACAGCTTCTGGTCACCAACCCGTTCTTGCCCTCTCAATCCAAGTCCCGACTGCAGTCCACCC